TGCCCGTCACCGTCAGGCGGAACTCGACGGTGCCGCTGGTGGTCGTCACTTGGAACCGCACGTACCGGATGCCCGCGACGTAGATGGGTTCCTTGAGCCCGCCGCTGCTGTAGTCGATTGCACCCTGCGGCATGGCCGACCACGACTCGCCGTCATTGCTGCCCTGCACGCTGATCGTGCCCGCGATGGTCGCGTCAAGCGGGAAGTCGATCTGGGCCCGGATCGTCGCGTACTCCAGCACGTCGTACACGAGTCCGCTGTTGATCGACGAGAGCACCTGCGACGGGTTGAACGTGCCGCCCTCGGGCGTGTTGATCGGCGTGAGGATGGTCGAGATGGTGGGCATGTTCACTCCCCGGATTCAGGCGGCGGTGCCGGTGCGGACTGACCCGGACCGGCCTGAGCGTAGTTCGTGACGTTGGGGAACGGCGTGATCGGCGGCAGGTTGAACGGGTCTTCCGGCGAGACGATGGGCGCCGGCGGCGTCAACGTCGGGCAGTCGGCAAACGCTGGCAACTCTTGGAAGTGCCACCGCACCCGGTTCGCCTCGACGCTGCCAACGACAATGTCGCCGACGATGAACGCCTCGACGTCGATGGTGTCGGGCAGCCGTTTGACCGGCCGCTGGCCCTCAAGGGTGAACACGCCTTCCGTGTTGGGATCGTGTACCGCGATGCGATACGAGATAAGCGACGCCCGCCCCGGCGACGTGCCTTGCACGGCGATGATCTTTCCGAGGATGAGTCGAGGGTCGGCCATGGTCAGATGATGCGCTCGGCTCCCGGCAGCAGTTGCCACCCGAGGCCGTCGTTGTTGTTGCCCGCGGTGCGGTTGCCTGTCGGATAAATGCCCTGCATCTCAAAAACCGGCTTGTCAGTTTCCGGGTTGCCGATCTGATACGCGACGAGAACGTGGTACGGAAGGCGGGAGAGTTCCTGTCCGGCAATCGCTGGGTCGCAATACTGCACATCCGCAGACTGCGACTCGGGAAAATAGAACGTGCCTTGGTCTTGTTCCCATGCGTACGAGATGTCGTAAAAGCCTTCGTCATCCACTTGCGACACGTTCGCGCCTTGGAAGTGGTAGAGTTTGCCGTCGGGCATCAGGTGAAGTTTGTCGGTCTGGTTGGCGATGACGTCCAAGTCGCGGACGTTGTCGATGCGGACTCGTACCTGCAACGGCCGCATGACTCGCGTTTCGGCGACTTGCTTCTTGGCGATCTTCCAGACCTTCTTGCTGATCTGCCCGTTGAGGCCGTCGTTGATGACCAGCGACCGCACGCAAATGGGAATGTCCACCATTACCTTCCGCTGCGACCATCCCCAGTGGTACCAGTCGGGCGCGTCCTTGTCGGGCTGCCGCATGTCAACGAAGCGGCTGTCGTTGCTGTAGTCGCACTCAACGCTGCACGTGCCGTCATTGCTGACGGACACGTTGTAGCGGTCAAGCCGCAGAGTTGGAAGGTCCGGGTGACTGGTGTTCGTCAGCGGAATGCCGTCGGCCAGCAGTGCCGCCGCCGGGTCGATGGTGTCCACGACGAAGCGCCGGCGAGCGGTCTGCTTGCCCGCCCGATTCTTGGTCCAGTCACGCTGAAGGCCGAGTTCGTACGCCGTGGGCATGTCAGCCGACTCCTTGCACGACGATCTGGTTCATATTGGCCGACGCTGTGATTCCTTCGATTCGCATCTGCTGTGCGAACTGCACCATGCTCGCGGCTTGATCCGTGGCGAATGCCCGATTCGACTCCTCGCGGATGGCCCGGTAGGCATTGCTCCACGCCTGTTGCACCTTGGCCGCAGCCTCTTGCGCCGATTCTACCTGCTGCTGATCGAACTCGCGGAGCCGCCGGTTGCGCTCAAGGATTAGCGCGTCGCGTGCTCGGTCGTATGCTTCTTGGTTCTTGTCCTGCTGCTGGAACGTGAGCGCGTTGAACTTGTCCTCGAGTTCGTTGCGCTTGCGTGCCGATTCTGCCACGATCCGGGTTCGTTCGTCGAGCGAGTTGACAAGGTTGTCCTGCTCGGTCTGGAACGCCTCTTCGCCGAAACGCTTGCCATCCTCGGCTTCTTGCTTGCGCTGTGCGATCTGATCGCGGCGCTTCGTTTCGGCTTGCTCTTTCGCCTTGGCTTCCGCGTCGGCCTTTTCCTTGATGCGCTCATCACGACGCCGGGCGGCGTCCTGCGTCTGCTGCAGCGCGTCGCGGTCCTTGCGCTTCTGCGTGATTTCGTTCTGCAACGATTCGTCGCTTTTAAGGATGCGAGACAATCGACCGAGCAGGTTGCCTTCCATGCGACCTGCTAGTTGACTTTCGAGGTTGGCTAGTTCATCGTTGTACGACTGAAGCGATCCTTGAACATCCGACAAGTCGAGTGCTTGCTTGAATCCAAGCGCTCGCTCCGTTGCCGTCTGCATGTTTTCAATGATCGCCACCCGAATGGCTTGCCCAATCGCATAAAACGTCGTTGCTGTTCCTGCGATCAGGCCAGCCACTCCCAGCCACTTCATTCCTTCCTGCGCCGAGTCCGTGAACCGCTTGCGGACGCCCTTGAGCGAGTCGTCCATCCGGGCGTAGGCCGCCGTCCGTGCGTTGATTTCGCCCGGTGTCGGCCCGCCAGTCTCGCGGCCGATCCGAGTCATGGCTTCGGCATCGGCCTTTGCCTTTGCAGCCGCGAGCGCATCGGCTTTCACCTTTGCGTAGTACGCATCGTCAGCCGCTGCCTTCTTGGCGAGCATTTCCTGATGCTTGGCGATCTCCACTTCATCGGCGGCCGACGACGTTCCGCCGGCACGGCCAAGCAAAGCAGCCGCACCACCACCACCTCCGCGCCCAGCGGCGTCGGCCTTTGCTTTGGCGCGAGCGATGTCCGCCGGGATGGACGAGTCGTCCACCTCGAGTTTCATCTTCAAGCCGAGCGCCGGGTCCGCCACGCGATGCCTCCGGTTCTATCAGGCGATCGTTCCGGGGACGTCGGCCACGCGAAGAGTGCCAGTCACGCGGACAACGTCATCGACGCGCCACGACAGGTTCAGGCGCGTCCAGAACGCGGGGAACTCGTAGTAGCGGCCCGTAGCAACCGTCAGGCGGCACGTGTTGTCGGGCTTGCTGTCGGTCGCGGTGATGTTCCACGTGGGCTTGGTGATGGCGCCAGACGCCGCCGTAAGGCCGGGGAACGTCGTGCCCGCGGTCTGCGTCAGGTTGCCGCTGCCCGAGAAGTTGTACGTCAGTTCGGAGAAGTCGCCGAGCCTCACGCGCTGCGTCAGTCGCGGCGTGGTAATGTCGCCCGCAAGGCTAGGGTCTCCGGTCGTTCCGGCTGCGCCGTCGGCCATCATGTAGAACGTCGCCGCGGCCGCCGCACCCGTGCTGGGCACACTCGGAGGCGTCGTATCGTCGGCCTTGCACGTGTACGAGCCCGACCATGAGCCGATGCCGCCCGGCATCCAGCGACGCCACGAAGTGCTCGGGTCGGTCGGGCCGGTCGCGCCGCCAGCGAAGTACGTGATGTCGATTTCGGGCCACGTCAGGTCGATGCTCCACGCGTTGATGTACTGGACGTAGCCGCTGGCGTAGGTAACGAGGCTGGTGATGCCCAGCGGCGTCGAGGTCCGCGGCCAGATGCCGGCAAACTCGACCGTGCCAGTCCGCAGGCCGTTGATGCGGCTGTGCATGTTGATCGCGGAGCCCGTCGCCTGCGTCACCTCGATTTCGTTGGATTCGAGGTTGAGCGTGGCGATGTCCGTGGTCATGCGGAGCGCGGTGCCGAACAGATACAGCAGGTCGCCGCTCGGCGCGGAGCAGGTAAGGTTGCCGGTTTCGCTGGTAAGTGGGTATGCCATGGTGGTATCTCAGGGGTTCGCCGCAAGTGCCGACACTCGGAACGTCATCGTCATCGTGCCCGTTACCGCATGCTCGTCGAGCATCGCCGAGTCGTACGACCGGACGAAACAGTGCGATGCCTTCGCAGTGTACCCGTTCGTCGGCAGGGTCAACAAGTGCCGATGGAAGCCGTAGGTCGGGACGCGCCCGGCCTGAAGGACGGCGTTGCCGTGCAGCCGGTCAAGCACGGCCACGACTCGGGCGTTGTATTCGGCGCTGGTCACGTAGTCTTGGACCTGATCCCAGACCGTGAATGTCGCGGTGCAGTTGAACTCGTCAGCCGGGAGCGAGTGGTCTTGCTCCATGCGAACCGACCAGAGCAGGTACGGGAACACCATCGGATTCGGCGAGCCGAACACCGAGTAGGCCCCGCTAATGATGTTCCATCCGCCTGACTTGTACAGGCCGTCCGTGCCTGTGTCGGCCTTGATCCGGTCGAAGATGGCTTGGTTGATCGCGTTGAGCAGCATGTCAGGCCTCCACCAACCGGCGAACGTCGCGCATGATCCGCATGGCGAAGGCTCGCGCCATGGCTCGCTGAACCGTTCGAGATGCCAGCGCCGGCCGCATGAACGGCCGGGCCTTGATGAACACCGACCGCTTCAGGACAAACCGCGGCGTGACCTTCTGCCGCTTGCCGTGCCGCTCCATGAGCAGCAGGTTGCCCTTCTTCGACTTGATGACGAACAGGTTGCGCGGCGAGTTGGTGAGCGACTCTTTGACCTCTTTGCGGATTCGCTTGCCTTCGCGCCCGATCGGGATGGCGAGATATTGCTTGTTGGTCGGCTTCACCCATCCGCCGTATTCCAGTTTGGCGGCGTATGGAGCCTTGCTTGTGTGGACGTAGACCACGCCGCGGACGCTTGGCGTCTTTTGCGTGGCCCGCATCAACACGCCGCTTTGCACCGCCGGAGGCGTGCCCGGACGAGATGGCGGGCCGCCTGTCTTGCTGTAAATGTCTTTCAGGTATCCGACCATGACCGCGCCCGCCATGTTCATGCCGTTGTCGATGACGTTGGCCAGCGTGCCGCGGACCTTGGCCGGGTTGATGAGCATCGTGATATTGCCGCCGATGCGCATTAGTTCGTGTCCCGCTCCACGGTCATTACCTTCACGACGTCGAGCGACACCATGTCTCGAGGCTTGCCGAGCGCCCGGTATCGCGTGCCGTCGATCAGGATTCGATCCTTCGGAGCGCAGTCCCATGCCGCGCCGCTGGTGTTGGTCGGGGCGCAGAACACGTCCCACACCTCGGTCGTCGTGTCGCGCCCGTATACCAGCGCGTCGCTCGCGGATGTCGGTTGCATCCAGCATCGCACGGTATGGGTGAGCGTCGCGCCGGCGGTCGCGTTCGGCGTGCCGCCCAAGTTCTGCGTCCACGTCTGCGAGTAGACCTCGAGGTTGGACCGGAACAAGTGCCACGGTGTCGTCGCCATGGTCAGAGGCTCCCGGTGTTGTACGCTCGGAGAATGTCGGCCTTGATCTCGCTCGTCGTGCCCGGGTCGGCGTTGCTGTAGGAGTACTGGCCGAGCGACTCGGAGGCGAGCGCGAAGTTCCGGCCGCGGGCCGAATACGCAAGATCCGTGAGGCGATAGCACGCCATCTTGAGGTCGGCCGGGATCGGCGAATAGCCGCCGGTGTACGTCACGCCGATGTTGAGGAAGCCGCTCGGAAAGCGAGGCTCGGCGGCAAAGATGCTGTCGATGTTGCCGAACGCCGTGACGCCGAACCGCGTGCGGACAGCGTCGATGCGAGACAGGATGCCGGTATCGCCGTTGACGCGATACGTGCTCGAGTCCATCGTCTCGGTCGTGCCTCCGGCATACCGAATCACGACCGACGCCACGCTGGCAACGGGCCACTCGACCAGTTGAATGGTCTCTTCGCCGGTGCCGTCGTAGTACTCAGTTCGTGCCGCAGACTCGAAGCCGTTGCTTAGGTCGCGGTCGCACCAGCGCCGCACCTCCATCGACACGGCATCCACCAGCACCGTGAGCAGGGCATCTTGCGCCGTGCCGCTGATGCCGGACCAGACCTTGTACTCGGCGATGGTG